GGCGAATCGAAGCAGCCTCAATCATCTGATGAGAAGCAGATAACGCAGATCCATGAGCTCGATATCGATGAATCGAAAGAGCCTCAGAAATCAGATGAAGCGGCATTGACGCAGCTGCATATTCTGGGCCCTCAAGAATCGAAGCAATCGCAGAAATCAGATCAGGCATCGGTTGAGCAGATCATCTTGATCGTCGGCGAGAGCAAGCAAGCGCAGAGATCAGATGAAGCGCTGATACAGACTGGCGATCTCGAAACCGAAGAATCGCGGCAATCTCAGAAGAGCGATGAAGCGACTCTAGCTCAGATTCATCAGCTGGTTGCTGCTGAATCAAAGCAATCGCAGAAAAGCGATGAAATATCGATTGTGAGCTCTCTTGATCTTATCCCGATGGAAAGCCAGCAGGGGCAGCGCTCGGATGCGCCTACGATAGCCGTGACATCATGGCTCATCATCCCTGAGAGCTTTCAAGGGCAGCGCAGCGATCTTCAAGCTCTATCGCAGCTTCATCAGCTCATCATTCTCGAATCTCGGCAATCTCAGCGCTCTGATGCTGCGATCGTCGATGCAGCGAAAAGCTCAGTCGATCCAGAATTTTGGACCTCAAAGCATCGAAGAAAGCGCAGCTATAAGAGCGCTGGCATGATCGGTAATAAGAGCCCGAGAGGGCAGAAATTCGGAGGTTAAAATGGCTATAGGATGGGTCTCGAATCTCGCTGATGCGCAGGCTTATTTTGATGACGAGCGGCTCGAAACGAGCGCATGGGATTATCTCTTGACGCTCGATTCGACAGGCGATCTCTCATCGAAAGCGCTGCTCAATGCTTATAATCGGCTCTATTATCTGCCTGAATATGATCTGCCGACACATGCAGAAGCAAGCGCTTCAGACCTCATCATTCTTCGAAAAGCTCAATGCGAGATGGCTTATTATCTTTGCGTTCATCTCGCTGATGAAGATCGAAGAATGGGACTTCAGGCCCAGAATGTCATTGAAGCAGGAATCGTCAAAGAGAAATATTCAGAAGATCGGCTCAATTCGCTTCCGATCCCCGCTTATGTCATCGAGCTTCTCTCGCTCTGGTCGAACCTGAAGCCGCTGCATATCGCTGATCTTGATCGCGATGAAAATCTCAGCGCAAAGAGAAAGATGATCATCGAAGAATCATGAGCGATGATATCAAGAAGCTGCGCGATGCTTATCGCTCTGCCCAGATTCTTTTACGAAAAGAATTGACAAGCATCAGCATCTCGGCCTATAAGGAGATGAGCGCAGCAAAGGCAAGCGCGAAGATCGCTGCTATCGTCCGCTCCCTGAATCGAGCAGCAGCGCGCTGGAGCGCTCAAGCGATGAAAGCAGCATATAAGCAGAAAGAGAAAGAGCTCGCGATCTCTTTCTCTGCTCTCGGATTGAAGCGCAAGCGCTTGAATCGCAAGCAGCGCAGCGCGCAGATCGCCAGCAGAGCTTCAGATATCGCCGAGCGGCTATTCAAAGCGAATGCTTCGATCAAGCGCTCTGCTGATCTCTTCATCTATGTCTCGCGCAAAGCTGGAAATGATCTTCTCAGGATCCAAGAATTCGATGAGGAATGGGCTGCTGATTCGCTCGAAATCTTTGATGCTTGGTTCGCTGAGGCGATCGAAGCAGGCTGGTCTCGGCAGCGCCTCTCGCAGATGATTAAGAAATTTCTCTCTGATTCTGTCGATGAAGAGGGCATGATCAGAAGCATCTCAGGGAATCGCCATTATTCGCTCAGCTATTATGCAGAGATGTTCGCTCGAACAGAGCTGCGCACGGCTCAATCGAATGCGACGATTGATCTCTGCTCAGAATATGAATGCGATCTCGTCGAATTCTCGACTCATGCGAAGCCATGCGATGAATGCGCTGGCTTAGAGGGGCAGGTCTTTTCTATCTCAGGCAAGAATCCAGATTATCCGCAGCTGAGCCCTGATGAAACGCCGCCGATTCATCCGAATTGTGGTCATTCGATCGCGCCGACAACTGAGCTTGCGCTCGAATTTCGAGAGAAATATTCATGATCCGCGCTTATTCTGTCGATATCGTCTATCAGGTCCGCGAGCTGCGCGATCAATATAATGCAATCACCTCGACGCAGCTCACCGAGATCAGATGCAGAGTCGCATTCAAGCGCAAGCGAATCGTCAATTCCGTTGGCGAAGAGCTCATCTCTGAGAAACAGATCATCATGCTTGATCGCGATCTTCATGAAGATGATAAAATTCGCATCGATGGCAGAGATTGGAAGATCATGAAGATCGATCGCCCGAAAGATTTCTCATGGCAATATATCGAGGTCTATTTATGAGCGGCTTCTTTCTTGATTGGAGCGAAATTCAAAAGAGCATGGAGAAGATGACGGAAAATGTGATCCCCGCCGTCACGCGAAAAGGCCTCTTCGCGGTCGGCGCAGAGCTTCTTCGAGATGCAGATCGCATCGAGCCGAAAACGCCGAAAAAAGAGGGGCATCTCAAGGGCTCAAAAAAGATTGAAGTCGCGATCGATCAGGGAAAAATATCGCTGCTCGCCGGCTTCAATATCTCTTATGCTTCTTTCGTTCATGAGATGGTCCCGAGAGAAGAATATGGGGAAAAGCAGATAAGCTGGACCGAGCCCGGGAGCGGCCCGAAATATCTGCAAGCTAAACTCGTCATGTTCAAGAAGAAATATTTCGCGATGCTTGGCGAAGCGATCAGGCGCGGAGGCTTCAACGGATGAGCATGATCAATGATATCGCGCTTCATATCATGAGCTGCCTCGATTCTTCATGGCAGCTCGGCATCAATGTCTTCATCGGCCATCTGCCGCTGAAAGATATGAATGGCGCTGAAGTCGGCGAGCGCTTGATCTGCATTCTTGAGCGCACTCCCGGAGAGGTTGATGGCTATATTGCCGATTATGCCGCGAAGAATATTCAGGTCTGGAATCAGGCTCGCGATTATCCGACTGCGAGTGCAGATGCGAATGAGCTCTTCGAATGCTTGCATGGCGAAGCTGGCGTCGATCTGCCTGCTTCTGATTCGCCGAGCAGATATCTCGCGATGAGCATCGATGCGATCGGGACACCCGCGCCGATAGCGAATCCGAATCCAGAGGGGCTCATCGAATTTTCTACAAATTATGTTTTTAGAATTGAGCGGAATCCGACTGCTTCGAGAATTCTCAATGATTAAAAAAGCGGTCGATAGGAGGAAATAGAATGCCGCAATATCCTTTCGGTGACATGGGGCCCGTGGAAGTTATCTGGGCCTATGGCGTGAGCGGTGAAGAGCAAGCGCTCTCGCCTTTTCTCGGGCCGATCAACCTGACTCTTGAAGATTCAATCAAAGATATTCAAGAAGAGGGCTTCGGCGAAACGGCGGTTGATGGCGTGGTCACCGGCTCGAAATGCGAGCTTGAGGTGCCGATGACGCGCAATACCCTTGCGCAGCTTCAGCAGATCACGCATGGCTCGCTTGATTCATTCGGCAATCTTCAGGTGCCCGGTTTCGTCGGCTGCTCGATGCGCGATCAAGCTCAGCCGATCATGATCAAGCCTGTCTGCAATAATCTCGTTTCGACCGATGCAGCTGAATGGCTCTACATTTATTATGCCTATCCTTATCGCTCTTTCACCCTCAGTTTCTCCCGCGATGAGCAGCGCAAGCATGTGGCGAAATTCAAAATCTTCATCTCGCTCGATTCAGACACCTATGGGCTCTTTTATCAATACGGCTATGAGACCTCATGAGCGATAAAGTCGTATTTTCGAGCTCGCTTTTCCCTCAATATGATATCGAGATCGATGGGCAGAGCTTCAAGCTCAAGGCCGTCAATCGGGCCGTTTTTGATCTGCTCGCCGACATTCAGCGGATGGCGAATGCTCAAGATGCCAACGCGATGGGCAAGATATACGATCAACTCGCATTGATCATCGAAGCGCCGAAAGAATTCCTCGATTCTCTCGATTATCGCCTCGTGCGGCAGATCATGAGCTTTATCAATGATAAGGTTATCGCTCGCGAACATAGCGGTGAAGAAAAAAACGGATCAGAGCTTGGGGAAGTTATTTCGCATTAATCGCGAGTGCTTTTCCCGGGCTCTTTTCTTATGAAGCGCTGCTGAATCTCGATCTGCGCGATTTATATCTTTGGCGGGAGCGAGCCGAGAGAAAGATGCTAGAAGATCGCCTCTCTGCGATGGTCGCTGCTCGAATGGCGATGGTTTCTGATTCTGCATTCAAAGAAGAGATCAATCAGCTTCAATGGGCGCTCAGGCTGATCGCTTTTGAGGAGAAGAAATAATGGCTGGCGGTGAATTTCTAGCTGGCGCGATCGTCGCAAAGCTCGTCCTCGATAAGAGCGGTTGGGATGCTTCTGTCAAGCAGATTCAAGCTGATGGGCAGAAGATGGCTGGCATGAGCGCCTCGACCGCTTCATCTTTCAGGCAGATGGGCTCGGTGATGATGGTCGCTGGCGGCGCGATCTTGGGTGCTCTCGCATCTTGCGTAAAAGAAGCATCTGAATTCGGCGCAGTTTCTCGGCAGCTCGATGCCGTCTTGAGATCGACCGCTGGCGCAGCTGGCATTACGAGAGATGCAGCGATCGGCGTTAGCGAAGCAATGCAGCGCGTCACGAAATATTCTCATGATGAGGTGCTCGCTGGCGAGAATCTGCTGCTGACATTCACCGCGATCGGAAAAGATATTTTCCCTAAAGCAACAGAAACGATGCTCGATATGGCGACCGCGATGGGCGGCGATACGAAGCAAGCTGCGATTCAGCTCGGCAAAGCTCTTCAAGATCCCGTTTTAGGCGCAACCGCTCTGCGGCGGGTCGGCGTTAATTTTACGAAAGATCAGATTCAGATGATGAAAGTTCTGGTCGATAGCGGGCGGGCGCTTGATGCTCAGAAGATCATCTTGAAAGAGCTCGCGACTGAATTCGGCGGCTCTGCTCGCGCAGCAGCTCAGGGCTTCGGCGGCCAGATGAAGCAGCTCAAGAATGAGATGAGCGATGTTCAAGAAGAAATCGGCTTGGCGCTCATGCCGACTCTGAAAGAGCTCGCTTCTTCTGTCAAAGAGCAAGTCATAAAAGTAAAAGAATGGGTTGTCGCTCATCCGCAGCTCACCGCAGCAATCGCAAAAGGCGCTCTCGCGGTCGGCGCGCTGCTCGGCGTTCTCGGTCCATTTCTCTTCATGCTGCCGAATATTGTCGCTGGCATCGGGCTCGTCAAGGGCGCGCTGCTCGGGCTCAGCGGCCCATTCGCAATCGTCACAACCGCTGCGCTCGCGGTCGGCGCTGCGCTCAATGCCCTGATCAATAAATTCAAAGCTACGCAAGATGCCGAGATGGCTGCGATCGTCAAAGGCTCTCAGCCGATGGCAGATGCTTTCAAGCTGCGCTCGATTGCGATCGAAAAGAATATGATGACTCATGAGCAATGGCGCAAGCTCTTCAATGATTCAGGGCGAGATTATTCGAAGATGCTCGCGACGATTGCGAGCGATCCTGCTTATGCGAAGCTCAATGGCGAGCTCACGAAGATGCAGGATGAGCAGAAAGCGCTCGCTGGCGAGACCGATAAAGCGGGCGCTTCGCTCGGCACCGAGGGAGCTGCTGCAAGCGATACGAGCGAAGATATTATGGGCCTTGCGAGAGAGCTCAGCGCTTCAGCGAAAGCTCAAAAAGAATTTGATGATTGGCTCAAGGGCATGGTCCCGAATCTCGATCAATATTCAAGCTGGCTCGGCAAGGTCGAGACGCTCTATTCGACAGGCAAGATATCTTCTGCTGATTATGGAAATGCGCTCAAGGATTTATCAGATAAATTCGAGAAAGCAGGGATCAAAATCAATAAAATCCTCCCGCCAGCTCGCGATCTGAGCGCCGTGTGGGACGATATCAAGCCGAAGATCGGCGAGCTGCCTCGAATTCTCGATGATGTCGCGTATGGCTTCGATGAGCTCGAGCCTGCAATCAAAGCTTATAGCGATTCTTTGAGCGTGAGCGAGAATACCGTTAAAGCTTTTATTTATGAAATCGAGCGGATGCAATTAGCTCTCATGGGGATTCATCTGCCTCCACTAGATTTCTCTCCCGCTACGAAAGAAGCGAGCATCGCTTCGCAATCGATGACAGATATCTTCGCTGGCGGCTTCAATGATATCGCGCAGAAATTTGGCGATGCGCTCTCGAAATTCGTCGAAGAGGGCTTCAAATTCAAGACGCTCTTCTCTGATATCTGGTCAGGGATCAAGGATACTTTCTTCAATATCCTCGGCGAGATGGCGACGAAATTCATCAAAGGCTTCCTTACCGATCTCGTCTCGAATGCCGCTGATGCTGCTGGCAAGGCAGCTTCAAGCATCGCATCAACCGCGACCTCGGCTGTTTCAGGCATCAGCAATGTCTTGAGCGGCGGGCTTGCAACGGCGATCGGCTCTTTCGCTGGAACATTTCTCGCTGGCGTTCTCGGTGGCGGTCCGAGCGGGCATCAGCAGCAGCAGCAGATAAATGATACGAAAGATTCGAGGAATTATCTTGCCGATATCAGAAATTGGCTCTTCTCTGCTGGCTCTGGTTTCGGCGGCGCGATATGGGATTTCGCTCAGAAATTTACGAATGAGAAGATCGATGAGCTCAAGGGCTTCGTCGCTCGCCTCGGAGATGAGCAGCTCGGGCCCCGGCTCGATCGAATGAATAATGATATCTGCGGAGCGATCTCTTCAGCAGCAAGCGATATCGTCAGCTCGATTGATGATATTCAGGGAGCTCAAGAGGGAGCGATCGTCAATAAGCCGACCTTGCTGAGAGTCCATGCTCATGAAGCGGTCGTGCCGTTTGCGAAATTGCCGATGCTCGCTGCGCAGCAGAAGAGCTCTCAGAAAGTCGAGATCAATAATGCCGTCAATATCAATGGGCAGATCATAACCGATCGCGATTATGTGCGGCAGCGCTTGCTTGATGAGCTGATCTCTGCCCTTGATTCAGGCATCGCTAGGAATCGCTTGCAGCGCGCTTTGGGGGTTGGTTGATATGATTCTCTATGCTATCGATAATTATCTCGCTGGCAGCGATGTGGCGGCTATAACGAGCTCATCCGAAGATGCGCTCTATCAGCTCGAATATCTCTATGATGAGCGCCCATCGAAGCCTTTCAGGTTCACGGGAATCGGCTCAGCTGGCAACCCCGAATGGGTCTGCATCGAATTCGATGATCCGAAAAAGATCACGATCGCAGCGCTCTTCAATCATAATCTCATCGGGACGAGCTCGAATGATGAGCTGCTGCTTCAAGGCTGCGATGATGGTTGCAGCGCTTGTGATTGGGATAATCCAGATTTCGAGATCGATCTCAGCTCGCGAATGATCGCAGAATGGAATGATCTCTATCAGCTCATCAATCAGACCCGCGCAGCTTATCGCTTGCAGATCATCGATGGCGATAATGCCGATGGCTTCATTGAGATCGGCGATTTCTTTCTCGGCGAATATGAGCAGCTCGCGAATGCCCGCCTCGAGCCCGGGCGCGCAGAGAGCCCGAAGCTCTACCGCTTCGCGAATATCACGCCATATGGGCAGCATTGGACCGAAGCGCTTTCTTATAGCATTACGCTTGAGCTCAGAATCGCTTCGCTCAATGATCCTGCTCAGCTCGATGCGGTTCGCTCAATGATCATGAGAATTCATGATAATAATGGGCGCTTCGTCATTATCCCAAATCATCTTTTTCCTTTTGCTTATTATGTTCATCTTGAGAATGATTCTGATTTCATGGCTCAATTCGCTCGCGGCCTTGATTGCGAAGTCAGCGAATGGTCGCTCTCGCTGCGCACGCTGACGAAAGGAATCGCTCTTCTATGAATATCAGCGATCGATTGAAAGAGATTGAAGCGCGGCTCGCTGAAATCTGGAAGCTCTTGATGCCTGTTCGCGCTGCTGGCGGCGGCAGCGGCGGGCCCCATAATCTGCTGAGCGGCACCCATACCGATACGACCGCAGGCGCGCCCGCTCGCGGCGATCTCATCGTCGCTGATTCGAATCCGAAATGGAAGAAGCTCGCGAAAGGCTCTTCAGGTCAGGTGCTTCAAGCGGATGCGAATGATGCTCTATGGGGAGCTGTCCCCGTCCATGCTTCGCGGCATCAATCAGGCGGCGCTGATGCGATCAAGCTCGATGATCTCGCAGCTCCCGATAATAACACCGACCTTGATTCTTCTGCCGCTGCTCATGGGCTCATGAAGAAGCTCGATAATGATACGACTCATTTCATGCGCGGCGATGGGACATGGACTCAGATCGCAGGGAGCGGAGCGAGTATCGTCAAGCTCTGGACTCCAGATGCTTTCATCGCTTCGCCAGCTGCGCAGAGCGATCATTTTGATGATGCTTCGCTCGCTGCGAAATGGACCGAATGGGATCCCGGCGGCCTGCTCTCGATCTCAGAAGCAGATTCATTCGCGAAGCTTGCGATAACAA